CTCGTAAGAATGGCAAAACAGCCTTGATGGCTTGCTTAGCACTGACGCACTTGTTTGGTCCGGAGGCGATTGAGAATGGGGAGATCTACTCCGCAGCCAACGATCGGGAGCAGGCGGCACAGGTTTTTAAGGTCGCGGCGCAGATTGTACGGGCGGATCCAGAATTACTTCCCCCCTATACGCGCCTTAAGATCGTTGACTCAACCAAAACAATCGTCAACCACGCAAACGGTTCTTTCTATAAAGCAATATCTTCAGAAGCAGGAACCAAGCACGGATTGAATCCTAGCGTAGTGATCTATGACGAGCTGGCGCAAGCCCGGGGCCGGGATCTCTATGATGTGCTTGACACTGCGATGGGTGCTCGTGAAGAGCCGTTGTTTGTGGTCATTAGTACACAATCGAATGACCCTGAGCATATCTTGTCCGTGTTAATCGATGACGGTTTAAACCAAAAGGATCCTGGCATTGTTTGTCACCTGCACGCGGTTCCGGATGAGGTTGAAAACATCTTCGATGAGAGTGTTTGGCCACTGGCTAATCCAGCGCTTGGGCATTTTAGGAGCATAAAAGACTTCCGTTCTGTGGCTTCAAAAGCCAAGCGGATGCCTTCGGAAGAAAACAAGTTTCGGAACTTATACCTCAATCAACGTGTTTCTCCGATCAGTTCCCTGATTGCGCGTAAGGAATGGGAAGCGTGTAAGGGGCACGCGGAATTCGTCCCGGGGGAAGAGGTTTACCTTGCACTGGATTTATCGTCTGTCAGCGATCTTTCTGCTTTGGCAATGGTTTCGGTCAACGGAAAGTCCCGTGTCAAAGTCTGGGCGTGGAAGCCGCAGGACCTACTCGAAGAGCACAGCAACCGGGACTTCGGACACGGAGTCCACAGATATGTTGACTGGTACAAGAAAGGGTTCCTCGAAGCAGCGGCAGGCAAGGTAATTGATCACGGCGCGATCGCACGCAAGATCATTGAGCTGACCAAGACTTATAAAGTTCTGGGGCTTGCTTACGATCGATACAAGATTGATTACCTGTTGCGTGAGTTTGACCGGCTGGACTTCGCTGCAGTAAAGGAAGGCGACAAAGGCGGCGGGCTGCTGATCATACCGTTTGGCCAAGGCTTCGTGTCGATGGCTCCTGCAGTAGACGCTTTTGAAGCTGCGGTAGCAAACAGAGAACTAGTTCACAACTCAAACCCGGTGTTAAACTGGAACATATCCAACGCGGACGCGATTCTGGATCCGGCTGGAGGGCGCAAGCTAGACAAGGATAAGGCTAGGTTTCGGATTGATGCTGCTGTGGCGTTGGTAATGGCGATTGGCCTGAAGGCAAAGAACAAGGCAGATAAGCCACCAGAATACAAGATAACGTTCATTTAAGGCGAACAGTATGCTCGATACTCAGCTATTGGCATTTTTAGAAAGTAAGCCCGCGGAAGAGACTTACGAATATCAGATTTCCGGCGACTGTGCCGCTGCACAGTTTAATCGTTCGGTCGGTCGGCGCTATGAGTTTATCCCCGCTGTAGAGGGTAAGGCGTCGGACTTTGATAATAAGTTGGAGGCGATTGCTTATCAGAAGCCCCATACATTCGGGGCCATGCTGGAACGGGCGAAAAAGGAGTTTGCCTGATGGCAAAATTTAAGGTGCTAAAAGAGTTTGTGTATGGGGGGAGAACTTACCACGTCGGCGACGAGTATGAAGATCAGGCAGATACCACGCACGTAAAGGGATTGGTGGCGTCGGGTAAGGTAGAAGCGGCTAGCACGAAGGTAGAGCCGTTGAAGGTGGCAGACTTTCATCCAGAGCCAGCACCGCGAGAAGAGGCACAGCGTGAGTTACCCGCCGTGCATTTTCTAGAAGAAGCTCAGCCGGCGCGAAGACGGTTCTTCCGTAGGAAACAACAAGGTGACTGAGAGCGAATATGCTCAGTTAATTAAGTATCTGGATCGCCTGGATTCGGATTGCTTTGCTTTAAAACAAACGATCGACGTAGCGCGCAGGATGTTGATTGCTAAGCACGCCGATCTATTTGAAGACCATAAATGGGAAGACAACGGAGGAAGATGACATGGAACTAGCTATTTTGGCGTTCCCGTTCTCCGCGTTGATTTTGGGGCTTATTGATATTGCCATTATCGTAGCCGTGTTGCTGCTGGTAGGCTGCGTTATTCTGTGGGTGGCTAGCTTGCTGAGCTTTGCTATTCCGGCCATGGTGCAGAAGCTTTATATCGTGGTTGTAGCTTTGATTGCGCTTTACTATCTAGTTGGCTTGTTGTTTGGCGTTGTGCCCGTGCCCGGGTTCTTCAGGTGATACTGTGGCTTGGGTGTGGGTTTCACAAGCAGCGTGGGATGACCTAATCGCGCGTCTCACGCGTATCGAGAACGGTTTAGCGGTTTCACTTATAAGGGAGAAGAATCTAATGGCTCAACTTGATCAACTGACTGCAGACGTGCAGAGGCAGGGTGACGTAGTCGCTAGCGCGGTTACGTTGTTGCAAGGGTTGAAAGCTGCGCTTGACGCAGCGGGGACGGACCCCACCAAACTTGCCGCTCTGTCTGCGCAGATTGAAGCACAGACTCAGTCACTAGCTGATGCTGTGGCGGCTAATACACCTGCCGCACCGTGAACGTCGACAAGCTCACCGTAACGGAGCTTGATGCGGAACTTGACCGCAAGGAGTTCATTCGAGCTTTCTTGCTTCAAGTTCTCTTGGGCGTGGAGGGCAGTTACTCACGGGAATACCTTGATGCAGTGATCTCTGACGCGGCGTATGCGTGGGACAAGACAGAAAGGATTTAGCTTATGTGGTATCTGCTGCAATCTGTGTACGTGAAAGTGGGTGGCGTGTTGGCTGTTATGCTGCCACTTGTGAGTAAGTGCACTTATAATGGCTAACCTGGCTCTTGTTCTGCTTTTGGCCGGTCTTTTGGCCGGTTGTGCCAGCACCGATGACACGGGGCGTTTCGTGGGGACGGTTGTTGGTGCTGGCATCAAGGCAGGGCTAGGCGGGGATGACAGGGACCGCGATCGTGTGGTCGTGATCCACGAGCGGAGGGGCTGGGGGCCACCTCCGAGATATTATGGATATTACCCCTATCGTAGAGGCTGGTAATCGGCGAGCGCTAGGACCGCTTGCTCCCTCCACTTCACCCTCCCAGTGTAGGTGGTAGCGCGCGGACCTAGTGCTCACCCATTAGATGACCAAAACGATAGTTTCCCAAGAAGAGCTGCAGGCCGCTGCCGATGCTATTCAGCGGATCGCTGAAAGCAGAGGTTTTGGATTCTATTTCACAGCCGATAATTATCGGGACATCGCAGCTCAGGTGATCCGGGCCTATTTGGCTGAGCGAGATAAGTGAACTACTTAACCCCTTTTATTCTGGGTTTTTGCCTTTACGCCATGTTTTGGCACACGCAAAACCTTTTTTGAACGATCTGCGGGCGGCAGAACAGTGCAAGGAGAATGACGCGGAAACTGTCTAGTAAAGAAATCGCTTACTCCATTCTGACGGTTAAGGGTGTGGACGATGATCAACGAATCATTATGGGGGTGGCTACTACTCCTAGTCCCGATCGTGTTGGTGATATTGTACAGCCACTTGGGGTCGAGTTCAAAAATCCACTCCCGCTTCTTTGGCAGCACAAGTCAGACAAACCCGTTGGCCAGGTTCGATTCTCGAAACCGACGAAAGACGGAATCGAATTCCAAGCGCGGCTTGCCGATCCATCGCAGGTCAAATCACAGGCGCTCAAGGACCGAATAGATGAAGCATGGGACAGCGTTAAGCTTGGTCTCGTGCGCGGGGTCTCTATTGGTTTTCGCCCGCTTAAATATTCGTTTTTAGACGACGGCGGAATCGATTTCGAAGAATCAGAAGTCATGGAATTGTCGCTTGTGACAATTCCGGCTAACGCCGAAGCTACAATTACTCAGATAAAATCTATTGATCAGGATCTCCGCGCTAAAGCTGCGCTTAAGGAATCCTTGTCAGACTTCGTTTTTAAGTACGAGTCCGTTACATCGGACAAATCATTCACGCCAAAAACTATCGT